ACGCGACATCGAGAATTCGAACAACTACGTCCATGCCGTGCATGACGATGCTGTGTCGAGCCTGGGCGACATGCTTGACGCGGCATCCAGCAAGGACGGAACCGGCGTGCTCCGCAACCTGGGCATGCGCATCTTCGATCTGGAAAACCCTCAGATGACTGCCGACGTGGTGCGCGAGGTGTTCAAGAACGCCGACGGCAGCACCGGCAACGCAGTGGCGAAGGCCGGCGCCCGCGCGTGGCTGGACACCATCGAGCGGTTGCGCGTGCGCTTCAACGCGGCCGGCGGCGACGTGGGCCGACTGGACTACGGCTACATCGGGCAGGCGGTCGATCAGGTGCGCGTGCAGGCCACCACCCCGGACGACTTCGCCGGCAAGGTGCTGCCGCTGCTGGACCGCCGCCGCTACCTGAACGAAGACGGATCGATGATGAACGATGCGCAGGTGCGCGAGATCCTGCGCGCGGCTCACGAGACGCTGGCATCCGACGGCATGAACAAGACCGAGCCGGGACAGTTCAAGGGCGCCGGCGCGCGGGCGAACCGGGGCAGCGAATCGCGCGTGCTGCACTTCAAGGACGGGGACGCATGGATCGACTACATGCGCGAGTTCGGCGAGGGCTCTCTGTACGACAGCATGATGGGACACATCGGCGCGATGGCGCGCAACATCGGGCTGGTCGAGCGCTACGGTCCGAACCCGGAGCAGACCTTCCGCGTGCTGTCCGACATCGCCGAGCGTGAGGACGGCCGCGGCACGATGAAGAACAGGGCGCTGGGCAACACGCCGCAGGCGTACTGGGACATCCTGAGTGGCAAGACCAGCAGCCCGGAGAACGCGCGGCTGGCGGCCATCGGACAGGGTGTGCGCAACGTGCAGACCGCGGCCAAGCTGGGCAGCGCGATCATCAGTTCGCTGACCGACATCGGCACCATCGCGGCAACACTCCATTACGACCGGCTGCCGTACTTCCAGATGCTGAAGAACATCGGCAAGAACCTCGACGCCGATCACCGCGAGTTCCTGCAGGCGCACGGCGTCATTGCCGAGAGCCTGACCAGCACGCTGAACCGCTGGACGGGCGATCACCTGACGAACAACCTCACCGGGCGCGTGGCCAGCTCCGTCATGAAGCTCTCGTTCATGAACGCATGGACGGACGGCCTGCGCCGCGCTTTTTCAGCGACGATGATGCAGGGGTTCGCCAAGAAGGTCGGCACCGGCTGGCAGCAACTCGACGAGTGGGACCGGTTCATGATGGCCCGCAAGGGCATCACTGAGGACGACTGGAACATCATCGCCAAGGCAAAGCCCACCGAGCGGGGCGGCGATGCCTACCTCACGCGCGACGCGATCATGGCCACCGGCGAGGATGGTGCGCAGCAGGCGGCCACGAAGTGGATGGCATTCGTCAGCGACGAGGCGCAGTTCGCAATCGTCAATCCGGACATGGCGACCCGGGCGATCGTCACCGGCGGAGGCATGCCGACCGGAACGGTCCGCGGCGAGGCGATGCGCTCGTTCATGCAGTTCAAGAGCTTCCCGACCGCGATGGTCACGAGGCACTGGCGCCGGCTGTTCGACACGCCGCAGGGCTTGGAAGGCGCGCCGGCCGGGTTCGGTGCGCAGACGGCCGCCGGCGCAGCCATCAACAGGACGGCGGTGTTCGCGGGGCTGAACGTTTCACTGATGCTGCTGGGCGCCATCGTGCTGCAGGAGAAGGCCATCCTGCAGGGGAAAGACCCCTACGACATGACGGAGCCGAAGTTCTGGGCGCGGGCGCTGGGGCAGGGCGGTGGCCTGGGCTACGTCGGCGACTTCATCACCAAGGATCCGACCGAGCAGCGCGGCAGCAACTTCGAGCAGGCCGGCGGAACGGTGCTCGGCCCGGCCGGTGGCGCAGTTGCGGGCTTGGCCGGCGACCTGGTGCTGACGAATCTGTGGGAAGCGGCCAAGGGCAAGGACACGCACTTCGGAGCGGAGGCGCTGCGCTGGCTGAACTCGCAGGCGCCGGGCGTGAGCCTGTGGCAGGTCCGCGGCGCGTGGGATCACTGGTTCCTGCACAACATGCAGGAGAACCTGAACCCCGGCTATCTCTCGCGCATGCGCAACCGGGCAATGCAGGACTGGGGCCAGGATTACTGGTGGCAGCCGGGCGAGTTCGCGCCCGAGCGCGCGCCAGACTTCTCGAACGTGACGGGAGATTGACCATGCGACAAGACCAGATCGCGCGACTGCAAGACCTCGCCGAACAGGTGGGCGAAGTGTTCCTCGAAGAATCGGACCCGCAGACTTGGAACGGTGCCGGCCTGCCGCTGGCGGACATGGACAAGGACCAGCGCGGCGGGCGCTACTTCGACAAGAAGAACGCCATCCAGACCGGCACGCTGCTGGCGCGCATCCTCGACCTGCGCGACCGCTTCGCTGGTCCGAGCCACCCGAAGACCGCGGAGTCCGTCGCGGACAGCGAGGCGGAAATCAAGAAGTTCGAGGGCCAAGCCAAGGAACTGCTGCGTGCCGTCAAGTCCCGCGCCGCGCGAGCCGGCTGACGTCCGGTTTCTCGCGTTCTTCCTGCAGTGGGCGGACCTGATGGGCTGGGCCGTGCCCGATATCCACATCCGTGCCTGCGCATGGATGGCGACGCGCGCCGATCTGGCTGTGCTGCGCTGCTTTCGCGGTTTCGGGAAATCCACGCTGCTGGCGATCTACAACGCATGGCGCTACAGCGAGGACCAGACCTACCGGATCCTGCATCAGGGCGACCAGGACGGCACGGCCTACAAGACCAGTCGAGACACCAAGCGCGTGCTGATGCGCCACCCGGCAACACAGCACCTTGCAGCCATCCGCGGCGAGTCGTCGTTCTGGTGGGTGCCGGGTGCGGACGACGAGCGCAACCCGTCGATGCAGGCGGCCGGGATCATGTCGAACATCACCTCATCGCGCGCGGACGAGGTGCAGAACGACGACGTCGAGGTGCCGCGCAACATCCGCACGCCAGAGGCCCGCGAGACGCTGCGCTACCGGCTGGGCGAGCAGACGCACATCCTGGTGCCGGGCGGGCGCAAGCTATTCATCGGCACGCCGCACACGCACGATTCCCTGTACGACGAGATGCAACGCATGGGTGCTGACTGTCTGACCATCCGGATGTTCGAGTTCGAGCACCGCATCGAGAGCGCTGACAGGACGGCGTACCGGCTGCCGTTTCGCCCCGAGTTCGTGTTCTCTGGCATCGGCGAGGCATCGCGGCTGCTGGAAGCCGGCACGGACTATCGTCTCACGCCGGACGGAATCGAGTTCTTCAGCCCGCCCGGCAGTCTGGTCGACATGTATGCCGGCTGCGCATGGCCGGAGCGATTCACGCCGGCCGAGATGACCAAGCGCCGGCAGCAGTGCCGCACCGTCAACGAGTGGGACAGCCAGTATCAGCTACACAGCAAGCCGGTGTCCGAAACGCGGCTGGACCCGGACAGGATGGTCGCCTACGACGTGGAGCCGATCATCCGCCGCGCGAACGGATCGGCCGCCATGTACCTGGGCGGCGTGCGCATCGCTGGGCTGTCTCTGCGCTGGGATCCGGCGTCCGGGAAGATCAATTCCGACGTGTCGGCCGTGGCGCTGCTGCTGCAGGACGAGGCCGGCCGGCGGTACTGGCACCGGTCTGTGGCGCTTACCGGCGAAGTGGCCGTGTTCGATGAGTCGGGCAAGCGCATCACCGGCGGACAGGTGCATCAGCTCGCCGACATCGTCGAAGAGTTCGCGGTGTCGCGCGTGACGGTCGAGACGAACGGCATCGGCACATTCGCCCCGGCCGTGCTGCGCGCATGCCTGAAGCAGCGCCGCCTTCAGTGCGCAGTGAAAGAGGAGCTGGCGGTCAAGGCAAAGAACGTCCGCATCCTCGAATCGTTCGAGCCGCTGCTTCTATCGCAGGGCCAGATATGGGCGCACGTGTCCGTGCTCGACGGGCCGGCGTACCAGCAGATGCGCGACTTCGTGCCGACCGTGAAGGATCAGGAAGACGACTACATCGACGCGGCAGCCGGCGCCATCACCGACACGCCGGAGCGTATCCGCGCCCATGATGCCGGGAAACCGGCCATGGCCATGGCGGAGGATTGGCGTCCGAACGGGGGCGTTCATGAGGTGACGTTCGAATACTGACGGCCAGCGCCCCCGCGCATTCACTCGCGCGAGGCCCAGCCGATGGCAGTCCAGAACCAGACCCCGGTCGCGTCCTTCACGACCTCCGGCGTCACCACCGCATTCCCATTCGCCTTCATGCTGCTGGACGCGGATGACCTCGTCGTCACGCTCGATGGTGTGACGGTATCCAGCGGATTCAGCATTGCCGGAATCGGCGCACCGGCTGGCGGCAGCGCTGTCTTTGCGTCTCCACCTTCGGCTGGACAGCTCCTCGTCCTGCGCCGGAACATCGCCCTGCAGCGCCTGAACGACTACCAGCGCAACGGCGATCTGCTGGCCCAGGTGCTGAACCTCGATCTGGACCGGATATGGCAGGCGCTGCAGGGTCTGCGGCAGGATGCTACGCGGGCGCTAAAACTGCCTGACGGAACACTTACCGATCAGACGATCCCGGACGATGCGGCTGCGCGCGCGGGGAAGCTGGTTGGCTTTGACAGTAGTGGCAACGTGGCTGCGGTTGAGGTATCTACACCCGGCGCGCTGCTTGTATCGGCATTCATCGAAACGCTGCTGCCGTCCGCAAATGCAGCCGCAGCCCGCTCTGTTTTTGGAGCGGTAGGAACCAGCGGAGCGGACACGATCGACGGCGCAAAGACCTTCACGTCTCCACTGACTATCCCTGACGGAACAGATCCGTCTCATGCCGCCAGCGTTGGGCAAATCCAGGATGAAGAAGCGGCGCGAGATGTGGCAATCGCGGCTGCGATTGACCCGGTAACGCTCGCGCCAACGCTGCTTGTGCGGGGAACAATCACGGCCACGTCCGGTGCATCTCTGGATGCACTGTCAGCCGTCCCTTCCTGGGCAACAGAAATCATCATCAGTTTCCATGGTGTCTCGACGAACGGCACTAGCCCGATCACGGTGCGCGCCGCGGTGGGGGGGGCGGCTGTGTCTTCTGGATATCAAGGCTCCGTGAATGAGCCGGGGACCGCCACGGTGAACCTTTCTAGCGGGTTCCAGATCGGCAACAACAACACGGCTGCCGCGGTGTGGCACGGCGTGCTACGGCTTGTGCGCGGAGAGGCCAACAGATGGGCGGCGACTTCCGGCCTTGGACGATCCGATACTGCAGCATTCCGTTCGATGGCCGGATCGGTCGCTCTTTCCGGGACGCTTACCGGGTTTTCGATCACGACGAACGGCGGTGCAGACAACTTCGATGCAGGCGTCGTCGACTGGGTGGCGAGGTAATCGGAATGCCTTGGATAACGCCGGATGGTGAGTATTACGGTGGGCCGGGTCCGGTAGCGGCAGGGGCGGTGAAAGTGCCGGTCCGCCCATCGGATCGCCACGTGTGGCAGGGCGGCCAGTGGGTCCAGGGGCAGGCGCGCGCTCTGCGCCTGGTTCCACTCGACTTCCTGAACCTTTTCACCGAAGCGGAGCAGCTTGCCGTCGTGCAGGCGGGGCTGGCGAACGCTGCGGTGAAGCTCTGGTACGACAAGGCACTGGCGGCCACCTTCATCACGCGCGATGACCCTCAGGTCGAGGGCGGGCTACAGGCGCTGGTCGATGCTGGGCTGCTCACGGAACAACGCAAGGCGGCCGTGCTGGTTGCGATGCTGGAGGCGGAATGATCGACCCGAATCAACACGGCTGGTGGCTGGACACCATTCTGATGGTGATCCTCTCGACCTGGGCCGGGACCGTGAGCTACCTGCGCATGCTGGTAAAGGGCGTCGAGTTCAAGCTTATCTCCTGCGTGAGCCATCTGTCTAGCAGCGCACTGGCGGGCCTGATAACCGTGCTGCTGTGCGATCAGTACGAGCTGTCCGTGCAATGGACCGGGGTGGCATGCGCGCTGTCCGGGCACATGGGCGCCGAGGCCATGAAAATCTTCGAGGACCGCATCAAGCGGAAGGCAGCGGAGATCAGCCTATGAACACCGGAATAGAGAAGTTCGACGCGCGCAGCCGGAGAAACCTGATCGGCGTGCATGCCGACCTCGTGCGCGTGGTGGAGCGCGCCAGCGAGATAACGCCCGTGCCGTTCGTCGTCATCGAGGGCGTGCGCACCGTGGCGCGTCAGGCGGAGCTGGTGAAGGCCGGCGCCAGCCAGACGCGCAACAGCCGGCACCTGTACGGCTTGGCGGTCGATCTGGCGGCCATCGCTGGAAACGAAATCCGCTGGGACTGGCCGCTGTACTACAAGGTCGCGGAAGCGATGCAGCGCGCCGCGGACGAGGAAGGCGTGCAGATCATTTGGGGCGGCTCGTGGCGCAAGTTCAAGGACGGCCCGCACTTCGAGCTGCCCCGCAACATCTATCCGGACCCGAAATGATCGCCGGCACATTCGTGCGCGCGTTGCCCGGCTGGGTGCTATGGCTCGCGCTGGCCGCGCTGGTCGCGGCGTCGGCGGGTTGGGGCTACACGCGCGGGTTGTCAGCCGATCGGGCTGAGCGCGACCGCATCGTCAGCGAGTTCGCAGAGTTCCGAGAGCGGGTGGCCGCCGAGGGGCGGCAGGCTCAAGCGCGCGCCGCAGCCGAGATCACACGAAAGGAGGCTATCAATGAACAGACCCACACCGCCTACGGCGTCGCTCTCGATCGCCTGCGCGCTCTGCACACTGCTGACCGCCTGCGCCTCTCCGCCGGTCCAGCACGTACCGGTGTCAGTGCAATGCCCGCCGATGCCCCGCCCGCCGACCGAGCTGATGCAGCCGCTGCCGACGCTGGACCTGATCCCGGTGGAGATGCGGCCGCCGAAACCCAGGGCTCGCTGACAGAGCGTTGTCAGGCGGCGACACTGCAATGCGCATGGCTCCAGCACTGGATCGATGAGCAGGCCGCCGTCGTGCCCTGAGTGCGCGCGGTACCGGGCCGACCGCAACCAGTGGCGCGCCGTCGCTGTCTATTTCGCCGGCCGTGCGCTCGCGCTTGAGCGCCAACTGTCCCGCCTCTATCCCGCCTGTGAGTCACCGCAGGCGCGGCATCCATACCGGCCGAAATAGCCGCGCACTATTCAGCCACCCGCAGCCCGCAAACCCGCATGCAGCCACGGCCGGTTTTCATGAGATAGTGCGCTGCATGTTCTCGCATCATGATGATTTGACGTGATAACCAGATCGGATTCAAAATCCGCCGCCGCAAGGTGTGGGGGTTCGAGTCCCCCTCCCGGCACCACGACGTGCACAGGTATACTTGCGCGTTTTTCACGCGCATCCCTCTTTTCGTGCAGGTCTTCCGCGCAATCCCGTCCGTCGCAGACACCCCGGTCGCGCTGACCATCGGCAATTTCGATGGCGTGCACCTCGGCCACCAGACATTGCTCGCGCAACTGGCTGAGAAGGCGCGCGCGCTCGGCGTGCCGGCCGCGGTGATGACCTTCGAGCCGCACCCGCGCGAGTTCTTCATGCACGAGCGGCGGCCGACGCGGCTGACCAGCCTGCGCGAGAAGCTCGAGCTCTTCCGCCGGGCAGGCGTCGATCGCGTCTATGTGTGCCGCTTCAACGCGCGCTTCGCCGCGCTCGGTGCGCAGGCCTTCATCGACGAACTGCTGGTGCGCGGACTGGCCGTGCGCCACCTCATCATCGGCGACGATTTCCGCTTCGGTCGCGGCCGCGAAGGCGATTTCGAACGACTGCGCGCGGCCGGCGAACTGCATGGCTTCTCGGTGGCGAGCATGGACACCGTCGAGATCGGTGGCGAGCGCGCTTCCAGTTCCGCCGTGCGCGAAGCGCTGGAACAGGGCGATCTGGCGCGTGCCGAACGCCTGCTCGGCCGCCCGTACGCGATCAGCGGTCGCGTCGAGCACGGGCAGAAGATCGGTCGCCAGCTCGGCTTCCCGACCGCCAACATCCAGCTCAAGCACCGTTCGCTGCCGCTGTCCGGCATCTATGCGGCGACCGTCACCGGTGGCGGGCTGCTGAATGCGCCGGGCGCAGCCAGCGTGGGCGTGCGTCCGACGATTGCCGACGGATTGCGCCCGACCTGCGAGGTCTATGTGCTGGACCGCGAGGTCGACCTGTACGACCAGCACGTGTCCGTGCGCTTCTGCCACAAGCTGCGCGACGAAGCGCGCTACGAAGGCCTGGAGGCGCTGCGCGAAGCGATCGCGCAGGACGTGGCGAACACCCGCGCGTGGTTCGCCGAAAATCCGATTTCCGAAGACTGAACCTGGCTGATCAAGATGGCTGATTACCGCACGACGCTGAACCTGCCCGACACCGCCTTCCCGATGCGCGGCGACCTGCCCAAGCGCGAACCCGGCTGGGTTCAGCAGTGGCAGCAGACCCAGCTCTACAAGCGCATCCGCGAAAAGGCCGCCGGCCGTCCGAAGTTCGTGCTGCACGACGGCCCGCCGTATGCGAACGGCGACATCCACCTCGGCCACGCGGTGAACAAGATCCTGAAGGACATCATCGTCCGCTCGAAGACGCTGGCAGGTTTCGACGCGCCTTACGTGCCGGGCTGGGACTGCCACGGTCTGCCGATCGAGCACCAGATCGAGAAGAAACACGGCAAGAACCTGCCGGCCTCCGAGGTGCGCAAGCTGTGCCGCGCCTTCGCCGGTGAGCAGGTGGAAATCCAGAAGAAGGGTTTCATCCGCCTCGGCGTGCTGGCCGACTGGGACCGCCCCTACCGCACGATGGATTTCGGCAACGAGGCGGGCGAAATCCGCGCGTTGGCCGAAATGGTGAAGAAGGGCTGGGTGTATCGCGGCCTGAAGCCGGTGAACTGGTGTTTCGACTGCGGATCGGCGCTGGCCGAAGCCGAAGTCGAGTACCAGGACAAGGGCAGCCCGGCGGTCGACGTCGGCTTCCCGATCAGCGAGCGCGAGCGCGGCCGTCTGGCCGCCGCATTCGGCCTGGCCGAACTGCCGGCGGGCAGCGCGCATGCGGTGATCTGGACCACCACGCCGTGGACCATCCCGGCCAACCAGGCGCTGAACATGCACCCGGAGCACGTGTATGCGCTGGTGCAGACCGACGCCGGCTGTCTGGTGCTGGCCGAGGCGCTGGTCGAACAGAGCCTGAAGCGCTTCGGCCGCGAAGGCCGCGTTCTGGCCACCGCAACCGGCGACAAGCTG